ATTTTATATGCAGCACGGTCAGCAGCTAGTGATACGTAATCAACGTTTGCGAACTGATCTTCGATGTCATCCATTTTGAATGCGAAGTAGTTAGCTTTGTCGATTGTCAATGAGAAGTCTTCATCGTTAAGCTTCTCAACAGAGATAGCTGTGTGACGCTGTAGAGCGTTAACAGTTACGTCTGGTTCTTTTTGAATACGAACAACATCGCCTTGGTTAGCGATCTCACCGAAGTAAGAGTTGTTTGTGATTGCGTTTGTGACAGCAGTTTTGCGTAGAGCAATCTGTGCCTGTTTGGAGTAGATTACTGGAGACCAGTTACCGTCAAAACCCCCAGATGCGGAAGTAATAGCCATAGTTAGTTTCCTTTCATAGATATGGCGTTAAAGTAACACTACATACCCACTGAAAGAGGCTCGTCATATTAGGGTAGTCAGCTATGCATTAAGGGTGGCCGCCCTGTCTGCGCTGGGCCTATACTTAGAGGTAGTTCTTTGTTGTGGCTAGTGCTTAAAAAGCATACACACTTATTTTGTGTATATGCTATAGTTTTACTTATGACTTTAACTTTGTCAAGTTATTTCTTTGACATATCATAAATAAACTTACCAGAGCGCTGGGCTTCCATGATTTCGTCCATGCGCTTCTCGTATTCTTTAATAGACATCTTAGCTACTTGTGACTCACTAAGATACTTAGATGCTTCATCGTGTTCAGGAGTAGTGTTGCGTTTAGTCCTCACTGAAGACGCAGCTTCTTTGTCATTACTTGATGTCTTCTTGCCTGTGATACCTTTGTCAACTTTATACAAGTCAATCACACGAGCTACAGATTTAGCATCATCTACATTCTCATATAGAGCATCTTGTACCCACTTAGGCTGATCTTTAGCCCATTCATGGAATACATCATCTGCACGAATATCGCCAAAGTCGGGGTGTAGTGCAGCTAGTTCAGCTTCTGCTTTCTCACGCTTAGCTGTGATGCGTAGCTCTTCAATCTCTTTTAAACGAGTATCTAATGATGCAGCTTTTTCGTCAGCTTTCTTTGTAGCAATAGCTTCAACGATACCAGCTACGTCAGGGTACTTCTTAGCCCAAGCTTCGATCTCTTCGTTTGACTTAGGTAGTACAAGCTCATTCTTAGTAGCTAACTCTAGTTGCTTCTCTAGTTTTTCTAGCTTAGCAGCTACTTCTTTTTCTTTCTCTTGCATGTGCCGACGAAGATCACCGTAGCGTTGCTTGAATGTTTTCTCTTCAGCGCTTAGCTCTGCAGTATCTTCTTCTTGTGCTTTGGCTTTAACAGGCTCTTTCTTTTCTTGTTCAAGTACACTCTCATCCTGAAATGAGGTGTTCTCAACTCCCTCGCTATCGGATTCACTATCGGTGGTTTCTTCCTGCGTTTCATCGTCCTGTACTACACCCGCTTTTTTCATAAGCTCACGTAGCTCTTCTTCATCTTTATTGATACGTGCTGCATTACGCATGTGCGCTGGGGAGTGCACCTCTACTTGTTCTACTTCAGTCATTGTTTACTCCTTATGTTGGGGCCAGTCAAGTTATAACTGGGTAGCCTTATAGTTATGTGGATTATTCGTCGTCTTCTTCTTTACTGCTATTAAAAACAGTTGGTTTTGGTGGACCACTTGGTGTGTAATCTTCAGTACCCCATCCTGATGCAGCTTGTGCTGCTGCTGTAGCTTCTCTACTTGCTTGTGCTTGAGCTAATACTGCGTTATGGTGACCGATAGGGTCTTCGCTAGCGCTTATAGAGTTAACAAGATTTGTTGCATCTACCCAGTTACCAAGCGATGCATCTTTCCAATCATCATTGGTTTTATACTCTTTAGGTTTTTTAAACTTACTTTCTTGTTGAGCTATACCAAACTCACCATCACTTATACCAAAGAAGTCGGATAATGTGTCTAAGAAGCCGTACTTCTTACCTTCTTTTTCTTTGTAATCCTTATAAGCTTTTTTATCTTCTAAATAACCTTTTTGTAGTTTTAGTTTTTCTCTAGCTTTTTCTTCCAAGCTTTCATCTGCTAACGCTGAATCAATACCTTCTATTAGTTTATTCTTTTCGTACTTGCCTATTAGCTTAGCACCTATTAAACCTGGTATACCAAACATTGCTGTTCCAGCTTTACCTAGAATACCCTGAGAAGAGTAATAAGTATCTACTGCTGACATAACGTCATTAGGGTTACTAAAGTTTATACCTTTATCTTCTTTTTCTGCTTCTGCAATACGCTGTCTAGCACGTGCTGCTGAAGCTGCATCAAAGCCATCATCATCACGTAAGACTTCTTGTGCAGAAGTTGCCTCTGGTTTATTCTGTGTATAACCTGCAGGTATAGCGCCTAGAGGTGTACCATTGAAGAATGGAATGTTTACTTCTTGACCTGCAGGGCCGTAGTAAGTAACTAGCTCATAACCACCAGTGCCAGCTTGAGAACCCATTATAACTTGTGTTGGATCATCAGGGTCTTGCTGGAACATGTCACTTCCAAAACCCTCTAGTTGCATACCACCATCAGCGTAACCTACAAGACCACCAAGTGCTGCATTCATTTCTTCTTCGGAGGGCATACCATCTTCTTCGACCATAAGTTCTTCATCAGCGAAAGGAAGGTCATCTTCTTCTGCTTCGATAGGCTCACCACCAATACGACCATTAGCATCCATTTCAGCCAAGCCCATCTTAGCCATTGCACGTAGGTCTTCAAAGAACTTAACGCCGTAGTAACGTAAAACATCAGCAGGGACAACGTATTCACCCTCACTTAACATTGCAGGAATATCGTCACGTACTTCTTCTGGTAGAGAACCAGGTGGTACTTCGTTGCCAGACACAGGGTCTACTTCAGCACGTACAGACTTAAATACTGCTTCTGTTTGTTCGTCTTCATTTAACGCCATTAATCTTATCCCTCAAGTATTTTAGTCTACGTAGTGCACGGATACCACCCTGCGTTTGGTGTATCTCTATAGTATGTTCCGATTGCTCTAGCCGTTTATGTAAGTCTGCAATCTCAACATCTAGCTCTTCACAGAATGCATCCCACTCAGCTTTATTATTTACGAAAGTCTTAAGCGACATTACCGCTGAAGCCCTCCTCGCCAGGTGCTGGGGCTACTCCTGTACCGATAGTACCGCCACCTGCGCCTGTTTGATCTGCTGGGTTAGCTCCTGCTGGAACTGGTCCTGCACCTTCTGGTGGGGGTGGACCCATACCTGCAGCTTCAGGAGGCGGAGCAGGTTGTTGGAACCCTTTGAGAATCTCAGCTTGGATAGCTGCATCCTGCATAGAGTTAGTCACTTTGTTTGGATCAAGGTCCATGCTCTTAGCGATCTCACGAATGATGTAATCCATCTTAGCAAAGGGTGCTAGGGCTGGGTTCTGTACGACACCCAAGAACTGCATTAGGCGCTGGGAGCGTACTTCGTTAGCCATCAAGCTTTCTGTACCGTTAGCCATAACCTCTAGGTCACCCTTGATGTCTTCATCAAAGTCAAACTGCATGTTGAATGCGAAGAATGCACGACCCATAGGTGCTAGGAGATAGTCGTCTACGTTCTTTACTACAGACCGAATAGAGCCATTAGCTGCAGACATAAGCATAGAAATGCCACTAGCGGTACGACCCACTCCTGATACTCCTGTTTGCCCGTGGGCGAAGCTTGGGAATCCAGTACTTTCGTCAGCCAAGACACGGGCTTTGTCAAAGAGTTGCATATTCTCTGCAGCCACATTGGGGAACTTAGTACCAAAGATAGCCTGACCTGGTGCACCGCCTTGTCTACGGAACACCTTGCCTGGATACACGGATAAGTCTTGTCCTGGTACGAGGTTTGTTTCATCTATCTCAATCAGTAGGTTACCAGATAATACAGCATTGTCAACAGCCATTCGCATGAAACCATTCATCAATGTTTGTGTATCATCCATATTCTCTGCAATACCTACACCAAAGAAGCTGTATGGGTTATGCTCATATGGTACAGCGTAGTAAGGAATACGTGATGGTTTGAATGGGTTTAGTACACAACGAATGATCTCACCATTACAAACCCAAATGTTAGCGTTTACTTCTACTAAGTTGCGTAGCTCACGTGGAATCTTGATGCCGTTCTCTTCTAGTAGATCAGTATCAACAAAACCCCAGAACTCTAGTACTTCCCAGCGCTCACTATCCGAAGGATGACTATCATCGTCTTCCATCTTCATTTCCCAGTGCTTACGAACATAGTCAGCGCCTTTATCAATAGCTAACTGAATAGATTCATCCATGAAGTAAGGACGACCACGTAGTGCACGTAGCTGATTGCGTGACATCTTGTGACGCTCTACTACATACTCTGCATCATCCATGCTTGTAGCTTCTGGGTCAGGGTAGAAGTTCCACACAGATACGTGGTTAGTAGATGGTACAGTCTTGATTAGCGGATCATACTCACCTTCTTCGTCCCAGTTAGGGTATTCTTTATCTACAGCAAACGGGCCTTTCATGACACCTGTACCAAGTAGTGCCATCTCGAAAGCCATACTACGTAGATGCTTAGATGCACCTGACTCGTTTAGCTGATCGTGAATCTTCTTTTCCATCTTCTTAGCTGCTACCATAGCAGGATGGAATGTCACACTTGTAGGTGTAGTACCGTCACCCTCAATGATCTTGTCACTGACAGGGCCAAGCTTATTACTCATACCACCCAAGCGTTTCATTAGGGTAGTACGTGTCTCACCTGGTTTCAACTCTGTGTCTGGACCAATCAAGTAAGGCTTAGCGGGTTCTTTACCAAACGCACCTTTTAGTACTTCGTGCGCTGGGCCAGCATTAGGATCAACATTGATGTGTACTGACTCTGCTACACCATCTGGCAGAACTGATGGCTCAACAGATAAGGGGAACTTATTGTTACCGAATAGTACATCTACTATCTGTCCATACGCTGCTAGGGTCTTAGTCTTAGTAACTTTAACAAATACCTTAGACTTCTCACTAGATGTGAACTGCACCTCTGGTCCATAAATACCTCTGTAGTTACGATATGAGCGTAGCCAACGTTCTTCATCACCCAACCGTGAATCTTCTGCTCGTTTAAAGCGTTCAGCTACAAATGTTACAATACTGCTTAAGCTAGTAAACAGACTGTCTTCACTAGATTCGGCTGCTACTACATCATCTGTCTCAAAAGAAAGATCGTCTATTTCTGCCATTTATTTAGTATCCAAAAGTTGAGTCCGACATTTGAAAGCCAGAGTTTTGTTTTGCTGGGTTGTAATCCCAGATGGAACTACGTGGTCTAGTCATTATACCATAACGTAGTGCGTCATACAAGTGATCTTCAGCATTTGTATCAACGTCTTCAGGGTTCTTCTTATCTAGCGGTATGCTAGGTAGCTGAGCTATTGTGTTGGTGCAGGTGGAAAAGAACACCAATCTAGGTTGCTCAGTGAACTCGTCCACCTGCAAACGGCGGTGAATCTCGTTCTTACCTGCAACCCTTGAGCCACGAGAGCGATCCGAAGGTCTCCAACGACAACCCTTCATGTTCATTTGCTCTGCTAGTGACGGGCCAGTATCACCTCTTTTATGCCAGAGGGACGAGTCTAACACGCCGTACCTGATAGTTCCATCATTTGATTCCGCTTCAAGAATCATATCTGCTAAATCTGTAGCCGTAACCTTAGAACAATAAAGCTCTCTGTAGACAACCAGTTGTTCACTTGGGGTAACAGCGAACCAGAGAACTCCAGTGTAGGAGCCGTAACCATAGTCGCAAGCTCTAAACTTAGGCCAGGAGTCAGGTATGTCGATAGGTTCCACAACGTGTATGCTTCTATTAAACTCAGGGAACGCTGCTCCTTCATTAATGTCCCAGTTACCTTCTAGCAACTGCTTGCGCTGATGTTCTGGCAATGACAATAGCATTGCTTCGTAGTCACCGCTATCTGCTAGGTATGGATTGTCAAACAAACTAGCAGGAATAAATCTACGTTTGAACAGAGGTTCCCCTTCACGGCTATGACCTTTAGGAAACTTGATAGTCTCACCTGTCTCAATGTTCGTAGCCCAGAAAGACTTACCTGCTGGCGCTGGGTCAATGAACATCTTTTTAACCCATTGATGCCCTGCACCACCAGGGTTTGTAGTGCCTCGCATATACAGACCTAAGTTACCACTGTGTGCACTACGTAAACGTGACCTCATGTAATCCCATGCATATGGGCTAGGCCATTGTGTTAGTTCGTCGAACCCGATCCAGTTAAACGCTTGACCTTGGTAACGAGTAACGTCCATGTCTTTGTCCAAGTACGACATCCAAAGTCTACCGCCCCTAGGACTAATCCACTGACTTTTTCTTTCACTCCACTTAATACCTGGAACGGCTTTAGGATAAAGCTCTTGACTCTTTTGAATAAGTTCACGTAACTCCTCCGTAGTATGACGTACAAGTAGACCACTAAAGTTAGGATCATTTAAACCGTGTAGTGGGTCAGCTAGCATCGCATATGATTTGCCACCACCAGCCGCCCCACCATACAATACTTCCCTTTCAGCCGCACTTAGGAAGTTTGTTTGTGGTCCTGGGTTAGGTTTAAACACTACTTCTTGAGCAATGTCAACATCAAACTCAGGAGCTTTTACTTCTGCAGGTTTTACAATTATAGGATCGGGACCGCTAGTCGTCTGGGGGGATGATGCGGTAGGCTCCGATGTTTTCTTCTTCGAGCCTCTTGATCTCTTGTAGCGTTTCTTCGAGCCGCTTGGCAAGCTTGCGCTTAATTGTAGCTGCTTTCTTACGTCTTCGCTCAATGTCTACCCTTTTCTTTAAACCCATATGTGAGATGTATCTACCAGTTTGTCGGTATAACCATATAGCTACTTCTCTGTAACTATACTGCTTTAGGTGTCTCTTTGCAAGCTCTAAAGCTTCTAGTTCATCTGGTATGGGTTCTAATAAGTTTTCGTTGTCAGGGTGTACTCTGTATCCGAAAGGCACGGTGCGTGTTGTTCTAGCTATTACGTGCCACTGTCTCTCTTCACCTTTGTGTGGCTTGGGTAACTCCCAATACCCCAAAGATTCACGGTTCATACTTACTCGTTCTTACCTTCCTTGGATGGCAGGATAAATACCCCACCACTACTTGACCCTACGTCAATCTTGTCTGTTTTACCTAGACCTGCACGATCAAGCAAGTCTTTAGCTGCTGCCATCTTATCACGGATGCCTAGTTCAGTAGGGTCATGTAAAGCACCAACCATAGCCATAGCAGCCTTGGGCGCAGTACGAGCAAAGTAAGTACGTGTCTTATCTGCGATTTCATCTTTAAGACTTTCTACGATGGCTCCTGTGCTAGTTGTCTCACTATACCCAGCCAGCTTCTTAGCGGCAACTACGTCACCCCCTGCTTCATCAAACAGTACTTCTAAGAATCGTTGTTGGTTTTCTGTTAGTTGTCTAGCCATTAGCTCACCATGTATAATATGAAACCTAGAATACCAAAACCTAATACTAAAAGCAAACCTGATATAGTCCAAGTTATTATAGCTTCTTGTAGTTCAGCTTTACGGTACTCTTGTTCCTTCTTTTGTTTACGTATCTTGGCTTCAATAGCCACAAGCTCATCCCATGCAGATGGCCCCATTGTGAAACTTATATAGTCCTTTAGCTCTTTGCGCATGGACTCTGCCTTACGCTTTGCAGTGAAAACTTCCAGACTTTCAGCCTCTACAGAACCCCCTAGCGATTTCCACCACGGGGGATTCTTTACTTGTTTCTCAGCCTGACCTAAGTCGGACATATGTCCTGCCCACTTAGTTAGCTGACCATGCATGTCTTGCAAATCTTTACCGATTGCAAAACCTTTCTTCAGGGCGTTAAAGGCAACAGTGGCCCCACTAATTATAGTAACTGGGTCCACAAGCCTCTCCTCCTTGATGGACTATTCGGGGTACTGACGTACTACCCGACTAATATCACCACGACCAATACCGATGTCATTCAGTTCTCTGTCTGTCATACCACGTAGTTGCATCTCAGCAATACGGATATTGGCTTGGCGTTGACGTGCTTCAATCATTGCATTGAATACTTTGACTAAGAACGCCTTGAAGTTAGTGGCCCACATACGTGATTCGGAAATAACTAGTTCCATGTTCATTCTCCTTTGTTAATGGAACGCTAGCTTAGCTAGCACTATGAACATAGTTATACTAAAATAGTGGGCCTTTACTATTGCTTATTTGGAATACCCGTTATGTCTATCTTTTAGGATTAAAGAACTCTTTACCAGATAATGTTATGTTTAAATCGCCACCACCGTTATAAGCTAATATCTTATCACCTGAATGCATATAGAAAACATTACCACCTTGTATAACATCATATACATTGTTACCAGCTATTTGCTTGGCGTTTACTATTGTGTGATAAGTATTGTCTTCAGCGTGATACCACTGGACATACACAGTATCTGTAGAAGCACCACCATTTGTTATATGAAGAAAATCTATTTCTGCATCAAAGTTATTGGGGCAAGTATATAAAACATTAGCACTAGCACCACCTGCTGTTGCAGTGATGTTTAATGATTTTGTTACTGTGTTATAATCCCTAGTACCAACCATTACTTTTTCTTAACTACTTTCTTAACAGTCTTAACTACCCAAGCCTCATTCACATCAGGTGTAGAGGGATCATCAGCGATGAAGTGTCCATTCTCATCACGTGCTCGTACCATCTCCAGAGTCTCAACAACTTCAGTCTCCTCTTTCTTCTTAGCTTTCTTAGCACGTGGCTTAGGTGTTTTAGTCATAGCCATCTCAGCTTCACGACAAATATCATTAACGTTAGGGTCTTTACTCTGTACGTTACCGTAGTTGTCTTCACCTGCAGCTTGGTTACCACGTTCATCCCAAACGTAGCCGTGCTCATCTACACGGTAGCCTTTAGCTTCTAGTGCTTCCTGATACTTATGATAGAACTTCATTACTTACTCTTCTTGATTGGGCGTTCTGGTGGGTTATCTGCACCACAAGCCAAACCACCATGTACATAACCCATGCGTTTCTTAGCCATACCGCCACCCATCATGCCTGACTTCTTCTTAGTCATACCACCATAGCCGTAGCCCATCTTCTTAGCTACTTCTGGTGCTGCTTTCTTCAAAGCTTTCATACCTTCGTTCATCATACCACCTTTGTTCATATTGTTGTGATAGCCTGTCCCACCACAATGTGAGCAGCCTTTACCTTTACATTTAGGACACATCTTCTTAGCCATTACGTTCTAAACCTTTTCACTTTCTTTGCAACTTTCTTAGGTTGAGCCACATGCTGCTTACCTGCCTTAGTGCCTTGTCGTTTTGCTCTAGTGGTAGCTGCATACTCAGCGCTGCTAAGAGACTTAATAGCCTTAGCAGGTAGGTAACGTTCACCAGTAGCATTAGCGCCTTGCGTAGAGGGCTTACCACTTTTTGTACGCCAGTTCTGCTTTGTCCACTTCTTGAGAGACTTCTGTGGTGCTTTCATTATGACTTGTAGCCTCCACCTTTAGCTTTGTATTCTTTGGCAACCATCTGCGCTTTACGGGCTGACCACTGACCAGGCGCTCCACCTTTGCCACCCGCTTTGTATTTCTCAACGAGCTTCCTACGCATGGTAGGCTTCGTGTAGTTACCAGCAGCATTTATTGTGTCACCACCTTTAGCATAACCCGCAGCACGGATAGCTCTGCCTTGCTTCTCAGCAGCAGCTTTAGTCTTGTAGACCTTACCTGTGTTACCCCACTTATATCCACCTGCTACCTTACGTACTGGCATTACCACTTAACCTTATCATAGAAACGTAAAACTACCATTTTACTTTATCAGCCCAGTAAGCTGCACTAAGCTTACCCTTCTTGATATTCTTAGCATGACGAGCTTTAAAGCTAGCACGTTTCTTCTTCATGGCTTCCGACTCACCAGCTTTGGGTTTACCTGCAGTCTTAGCACCCTGCTCACCAAAGCGAATCATCTTAATAGTGTCACCTTCCTTGGCGAGAACTACGTGTGACTTAGTAGGGTGTTTCGGTGTACGCTTAGGTTTGTTGTAACCACTGAACGTTTCACCACGGTAATCTATGCTCATGTTACTTCTTTTTACTTTTCTTAGCCATGCCGCCCTTGTTCATCTTACGGCGTGTACCACCTACACCCTTCTTCATACCACCATACTCATCAGGTGTTTTAATAGAGCCGCCACCCATAGAACCTCCACCACGGCTAGGGCTAACACGTGATACATCAGTAATCTGTACTCTAGGCTTAGGCATATCGTAGTCTAGACCACGTGCAGCACTTGCTTTAGCTTTAGTGACTTTCTCAGTCCTAGAAGCAATCTTACGTGCTTCTGCTGCATTAGCTGCATTTACTTTAACTGGAGTACTTGAGTAACCTGATGGTGCAAACTTAACTGCACCTGTATTAGGGTTACGACTCTTAGGTACTCGTATCTGGAATTTTACTTCATATTCTGCCATTATCTCATATCCGCTTTCGGTGTATCAACTCTATTGAGAAACTTTAAGCTATTCTCTAGTACTGCTACTCGTTGCTGTAGCTGCATGATGCTATTCATATGTGAAGCCATAGATGCAGCTTCATCCCACAACTCTTCTGTTTCTTCCCAGAGTTCATCTATCTCGTCAAACGCACCAGCTATGTAATCAGCGTTATCTTGTACGTCACGCTTAAGATTAACGTTATCCTCTACAGCCATCTTAGAAGCAAACTGTTGTACAGACTCTTCTAAGCTAGCAATAGTAGCAGCTTGTTGTGATACCCACCACACACCACCTGCTAGCTGAGCAGCCATAGCAAGCACAAGGGCTATAGGTAGCTTTAGGTTATCCATTGTTTCCTCTCTAGGTACAACCTAAAGCAGTTAACTACGGTGTTAAGACTAACCATAGAGAATAACATTATCCATTGCCACATTTCCATTAGCCATACTCTCTAGGTCTATCAGGGTCTAACACTTCGTGTCTCTGTAGGTGTCCCTCTAAATACATAGCTCTCTCTACGTGATCTAACGTGTACCACTCACCAGTACGGCTGTAGATAGCTTCTCTTACGTAGAACACATCAGACTTAGGAATGTGTACCTTATGCATAGCACGGGTATCATTATTAGCTAATGCGTTATAAAAGTCTGTTAATACATCTTCTGATGCATATAGTTGTACTTGTTTATGTTTCATTGTCAAGTAAAAAGTTACATACAGCAATAAAGTACGTGCCGCAAGTAACGTTATTACATTGTAATTGTTACAGAGAGGAGGGAGAGGAGACACACAGTTACAACATAGTGTAGTTACTCGCAGCACGTAGTCACAATAGTATTATTGCTTTTATGATTTGTGACTGTGTAT